ACAGAGTTGATTTAGATAGGTGCATACCTGTTATCGATTCTCTATACAAATTAACGATTCCCATACCTTTTAACGAAAAGGCAGGAGTATGTCCATTTCGTATTAAAACAGGTCACTTCTTTCAAAATAGAAACACACCCCCCGTGGGTGTGTTTCTTTTTTGTTGCAGAGTGGAGGGATTTGAACCAATCTAAATGCAACAGTCCAGTGGACTGTTGCTCATTCCCGGCTGGACGGGAATGACACCATATTTTCCGCAAAGCGGAAAGACGCTCAAATCCCTCCATCTCTATGGCTTGCAATTTATCGAATTGCATATTTTTAGACAATTTCTGCACCACTACAGATTTTTGAAAAGGTTGTTTGCCGTTCTTTGTAAAATTTGCCAAAGCAATAAGAGATAATCTGTATAAATTGTGTAAAAATCGATTGCAACAAATAGAAATTGTCATGGATTTATTGTAATAGAGAGTCTTCTGTGGTATAAAGAAATCAGGTATTTTTTGAAAGGGGATAGCTAAATGAGCAAAGAATCCATGTTGCTGCAGCCCATTCAGGTGGGCAATCTGACACTGAAGAACCGTATTATGTTCCCGCCTCTTACCACCGGTTACGAGGAACGTGATGGTTCCATTGGAACAAGAAGCCTTGCCTTTTATGAGCGCCTGGCCAAGGGTGGTACCGCTTATGTTGTAATCGGTGACGTTGCCCCCGTTATGACTGCTTCTCCCACGCCCAAGCTTGTGGATGACCGTCAGATTCCCATTTTCAAACGCCTGGCAGATACCCTGCATCAATATGACTGTAAGGTTGCGCTGCAGGTATTCCACCCCGAATATGATGTTCCCGGTGTGGGCAGACTGATCATGCTCTCCCGGAAGGCAGCTATGGAAGCGCAGGAAGCAAAGGCAAAGGGTGACATGGCAACCTTCGGTGCCAAGATGGCAGAGTCCGGTAAGGTCAGCAAGGAAGCCTATGCCAAGCTGCACCATGATATGCAGCACTTTATAAACGAGGCAACTGTTGCTCAGCTGATGCAGATCAAGACCGCAATGGCAGAATGCTGCCGCCGTGCTCAGGAAGCTGGAATTGATGCCATTGAGGTCCATGGCGACCGTCTGGTGGGTTCTCTATGCTCTGTGGTTCTGAATCACAGAACCGATGAATATGGCGGCATTTTTGAAAACCGCATCCGCTATGCGCTGGAAGTGGTGAAAGCTATGAAAGAGGCCGCCCCTGATCTGATGATCGAATATAAGCTGCCGATCATTACGAAAAATGATGATGGTTCTGACCGGGGCAAGGGTGGACTGTATCCGGATGAAGCGGTGGAATTCGCCAAACTGCTGGAGCAGGCAGGCGTCCATATGATTCAGGTTGCGCAGGCAAACCATACCGGCAATATGGCAGACACCATTCCTCCCATGGGTACCCGGGAAATGGTCTGGGTTCTGGATGTTACCCGCAGAGTTAAGGATGCGGTCAGCATTCCTGTGGCTGCGGTGGGTAAGGTGCTGACTGTTGCCAGGGGTGAGGAACTGCTGGCAAATGGTGACGCAGATATTATCGCTTACGGCCGCAGTCTGCTGTGTGATCCCGATATCGCACTGAAGGTGGAAAAGGACGAGCCGATCCGGGAATGCCTGAACTGCAACAAGGGTTGTGTGGATGCGATTTCCAACCGCCGCTATATCACCTGTGTGCTGAACGCGGAAAATGGCGAGGAAGCAACGGTTTCTATCAAGCCGGCAGAAGAGAAGAAGAATCTTGTCATTGTCGGTGCAGGTATCGCCGGTCTGGAAGCAGCAAGGGTTGCTGCTGTCCGCGGTCATAAGGTAGATGTTTACGAGAAGTCTGACAAAGTCGGCGGACAGATCAACCTTGCGGCAGTGCCGCCCAGAAAGGATGAGATCCTCCGAGCTACGGAATATTACGAAAAGATCCTGCCCGGTCTGGGTGTTGCAATCCATTTGAATACCGAAGCGACTCTGGAAACCATGAATACTGCGGATGCCGTGATCGTGGCAGTGGGCGCGCATGATCTGATCCTGCCGATCCCCGGTGCGGACAGTGCCAATGTGGTATCCAGTTGGGATGTACTTGCAGGCAAGGCAGAAGCAAAGGGTCACTGCGCTGTGATCGGTGGCGGCTTGGTGGGTACAGAAACCGCAGAGTACCTGCTGACAAAGGGCTGCACTGTTTCCATCATTGAAATGCTGGATAAGATCGCAAACGGAGAATCCTCCACCATTCTGCCTACCATCATGGCGGACTTTGCCAAGCATGATGTGAAGCAGTATGTGAACACCAAGGTTCTGGCAATTGAAAATGGTGGAAAGACCATCCGTGCTATGGCAGGTGAAGAGGAAATCACCATCGAGTGTGATACTGTGGTTATGGCCGTGGGTTCCAGAAAGAATGCCTTTGACGAGGCAGGTATTACGGTTCCTGTTTACTATGCAGGCGACTGCTCCGGTGAACGTACCGCAAGCATTCTGGAGGCTGTCCGTGGCGGTTATAACGCAGCAAATGAAATCTGATTATTGAGAAAGCACAGCACCATAAAAAACGCCCATCCCTTGGATGGGCGTTTTTTACCGGGAAATGGGTGTAATTTTTTCTGGTAATATGGAGCATTCTGTGATATATTGTGAGAGAAAGCGATTCTTAGGAAGTGTTCCCATGCCCAATGACATCCTGTGATTGGGCTGTTCATCCGCAGGAAAAGAATCACAAACAGAGGATATTACATATGACAGACAGAAAGAATGGTATTATTTGGCGGATCGGCTGCCTGATGTTGGCAGCTCTGCTGCTGACAGGCTGCAGTTCCCGTGTAAAAGAGAATCAGGAAATCTCCACCGGCATTGACGTTGCCCGCTATCAGGGAACCATTGACTGGAGCCGGGTTGCCACTTCCCGGGTGGATTTTGCCATAGTGCGTGTGGGATACCGATCCCAGTCCGATGGTAAGATCGTGGAGGATCCCAATGCACGATATAATCTGCAGGAAGCACAGAAGCATAATATCAAACTGGGTGCCTATTTCTTTTCCACAGCAATCTCTGAGGAGGAGGCTGTTGAGGAAGCCCAGTGGGTGGCGGAACTGATCTCTCAGTATGCGATTACGTATCCCGTTGCCTATGACTGTGAGGGCTACCGGGATGCTTCCAGCCGGCAGAACCATCTGAGCGTTGAGGAACGGACAGACATCGCGCTGGCGTTTCTGAAGACAATCGAAAAGCTGGGTTACGAGGGAATGTTCTATTCCTCAAAAAATGAACTGGAGCTGAACAACTGGTGGCAGACAGATCGGATTGAGAAGGACTACAAGATCTGGGTCGCCCAGTATCCGGAAAAGCCCTATCCCATGACGGAAAGCTCCAGCTACTCCGGAACTCATCATATGTGGCAGTATACCACCAACGGCGCGGTTCCCGGAATCTCTCAGAATGTGGATATGAATGTGGCATATTTTTCCTATCCCGGAATCAATGAGCCTCTGAGCGATGTTGTTCCGGAAGAGGTTGGCCCCAATGTGGAGGCGATGATGACCTTTGAGCCGGTGGAAGAGATTGTCACCGCCAAGGAGGAAACCAATCTCCGCAGCGCTCCCAGTCAGGGCGATGACAGCACCGTGCTGTATACCCTGAAAAACGGAGAGGAAGCCAAACGGATTGCCATCAGTTCCAGCGGCTGGTCGAAGCTGGAATTTAACGGAAATATTTACTATGCGGTGTCCAGCTATCTGACTACCAACATGAATTATTCCGCAGCTCCCCAGTATGAGGAGGAAGTGGAGGACGATGGAATCAACACCCGTTTCGTGGCGGTGAATGAAAAGGTAACTGCCAAAGAATATGTTAATCTGCGGTCCTTGCCCAGTGTGGATCATCCCGACTGCCAGGTGGTTGATAAATTGTACAATGGTACCATTGTCATACGAACCGGAATCAATGAAGAACTGGGCTGGTCCCGTCTGGAGTATAATGGACAGACAGTCTACTGCGTCAGCAGCCTTCTGAAGTTGGTGAAATAAGCTATGACTGGAGGGACGGGAAGTGAGAACAAGAAACATATCTATTCCTGCCAACATTCCCAGAATAGTCCTGCAATGCTTTTTGGTTCCGAAATAGATACTTGACGCGAACAGAAACAGCCCGGAAAGGTCCTTTCCGGGCTGAAAAACGTGAATCTACTGCCAGTCGGTTGCATTTTTTGACCCGATTGGATACCATAAGGGCAGGAGGTGTTTGCCATGTTTGAGATTGACAAGGAAAAATTTGGAGCCTTTGTTTCCGGCTTGCGAAAAGAAAAGGGTCTGATGCAGAAGGATCTGGCAGAAAAACTCTATGTATCGGACAAAGCCGTAAGCAAATGGGAACGGGGACTCAGTATCCCGGACGTGGCACTGCTGGTGCCTCTGGCAGAAATACTGGGCGTGACAGTTACGGAACTACTGGAATGCCGCAGGATCCCCAGAGAGGAAGCCCTGGACTCGAAGCAGACCGAGGAGATTGTAAAAAAGGTAATCAGTCTGTCCGAAGAAGAGCAGAACCGATATCGACCCGATCGACGGAAACGGGGATTTCAGTTGCTGCTGTGCGCCCTCGTCGGCTGTATGGAAATTTTCCTGCTGGTGCTGCTGGGTCACGAGTGGGAAACCCTTGCGGTATCGCTGTTTACGATCATGGGATTGATGGTGATCTTTGGCCTGTATTTCTGTGTGTTCGCGAAGGAAAAGTTGCCAGCCTATTATGACGAGAATCGCATCACAGCATATTCTGATGGGTTTCTCCGGATGAACATACCCGGTGTGTCGTTTAACAATCGGAACTGGGGTCATATTATCCGCACCGGACAGCTTTGGGCTATGATTGGCTTGGTTGGAATGCCTGTGGTGTATTATGTTTTTTCCACCTTTTTTCCAGAGGTTTGGAAACTGGCAGCGGTATACATCCTGCTTGCCTGTGTTCTGGGTGGTCTGTTTATTCCCATGATCGTAGTTGCGAAGCGGTATGAATATGAACCGGGTCGTTCGAAGCCCAGCCATAGAAGCAGTCAGGTGTGGCTGTGGATTGGCGCGGTAGTGGCAATCAATTTGCTGTTGTTTCTGGTGCTCCAGTTTTCCGGAGTAAAAAGCTCCGGTGTGCGAATGGGCTGGGTGGAAAACAGCGGTATCGGGAATTGGAGTGCAAGCTACGCCTACCATAATGGTTATCGGCAGCGTACCATCCGTGTAGAAGAGGGAACTGTACTCCATGCTGACATTATCTCCAGTGAGGGAACCTTGGGATTGTCCGTTACAGATTCTAAGGGCAACGTTCTGTGGGAGGAAGAAACTTTGCAGACATCTTCCTTTGATATTACGTTGCCCGGAACGGTGACCGTTAAAATTACAGGTCAGAAGCATAAAGGAAGTTTCGCCCTTTCCTGGGATGGTTGATATTTGAGTGCGTAAAAGAGGACTGCTGTATGCAATCCTCCTGTATTTATGATGCCGATGGGAATCGAGCAAATTATGGAGCAGCCATCGTCGAGCCGATGGCAGGCAACAGTCCACGGGACTGTTGCATTCCGATTGTTCAATTCCCACAATGATTCATAAGAAAAAGACCACCCTATGGGTGGTCTTTTTCTTTACGAATGGAGCTGAGGCTCCGTTATACTAGTGTCCGAAAGGGGAATATCCTCGATATCGAAGGGCAAGATGGTGTGTTCAGACTTGCCACCCAGATTGAAAACAATTTTGACCGTATCATCGTAGACGTATGCAGCCACGAGGAAGGTATCAAACATTGCTTCCCGGAAAGCAGTGTCGCAAATATCTCCGTCTTTGAATAGATCCAGTGTTGCGATAATCTCTTCCCTTGTTAGGCGGGCATCAGCTTCTTTCTGAAGGTAGGAGAGCTGCGCGTCAACAGTGCGTTGCTCTGACTCCAGCTCTGTAAGCCGCGCCTGGGTGGATGCAGAAAAGATTCCAGCTTCGATAGCGGCAATAAGATTGCCGATAGATCTCTTGATTTCTCCCTGACGCTGTTTAATCGCCGCCAATTCAGCGTTTATGGGTTTCTTCCGCTGGTATTCCATGGCAGCATCGGCAAGAATCCTGATCGCCCGGTCGTTCAACATAGTCTCTTTTAGGGCAGATGCAATAACTCTCTCGATGTATTCCCGACCGACATTCTTTTTTTCACAGATATGATCGTCACGCTTGCCCTTGCAAACGTAGTAATGATACATGGGGCCGTTTTTGCTTCGGCCGGAAAGCCCGATCATAGGGTTATGACAGTGACCGCAGTACAGTTTTCCGGTCAGATAGTATATTCCATCCTGCTGCCGTCTCCTCTGCGGAACAGCAGTTTTCTGATCTGGAGGAAGGGCTGCGTTTTTTCGGGGATTCTTTTTGGTGTGCATGATCATCTGTACCTCATCAAACAGATCCGGCTCGATAATCATTGGCATACCACCTGGAACCCGGACATCCCGGTAAATATAAATACCGGTATACCGCTCATTTTGAAGCATTCTGTTAAAAGAAGAGTGCGTCCAGAGCTTATTCTTTTTGGTCTTAATCCCACGATTATTGATATCCCGCACCAGATCCACGATTTTATCGCCATCCCTGAGGCGGCGATAGATCTCCTGCACGATAGGTGCCTCCACCTCATCGATGGCGAACTTTCCGTCTTCGCCACGGCGATATCCAAAGGGAATTTGACCATTGCAGAGGCATTTGGCCGCATTGTCAGCCATGCCACGGCGGATCTTCTGGCTCAGCTCACGGGAATAGTATTCGGCCAGACCTTCCAGCAGGGATTCCATCAGGATGCCTGTAGGATCGTCGGAGATCTGCTCCATGGCGGACAGCACCTTGACGCCACATTCCTTCAGGTGTTGTTTATGGACGGCGCTGGCGTACCTGTCACGGGCGAAACGGTCGAGGGTGTATACGATCACATATTCCCACTTTCGCCGCTCAGCATCCTTGAGCATCTTCTGGAAGCCCGGTCGCCGGTCATTCGTTCCGGTGGTTGCCCGGTCTTCGTAGACGTCAACAATATCGAGATCCTGCCGGTCGGCAAACCTGCGGCAGGCGGCAATCTGCTGTTCGATGGAGGCATCCCGCTGGGAATGGCTGGAATAGCGGGCGTATATGACGGCACGGCGGGTATTTCCCACGGCGGGCTCTCCTTTCTGAGTGGTAATAATCGAATGTGTCCGAATTGGGCACATTTATCCAACCCGGAGTTGCCGCTCCGGAAAAGGATCAGATATATTTGATTCGGATGTTGACACTGTGGTCGATTTCGTCCTTGACGATTTCTCCGTCCTCAGATACTACTTTGAACTTTCCGCCGCCTATAAAGCCGGAGATAGAAATGACTTCCCTATGCTGCAGAATATCCAGAGCATGGAGATTATCTCCCTGGCTGATATATCCCACAAGCTCACCTGCAATGTAGATCGCAACAGCATTTACATCATTGGGATTTTCCGGTTCGGGAATCAACTTTACAGGCTTATTGATGTAGTTGTGCTGGAAGATCCGTTTCTCACTCTTGCCAGCTTTGAGGATCTGGGCGGCGGTCAACTTCCAGTCCGGGTTGGAGGTTGCCAGCTTGCGGATATTGCTCTCATAATAGCTGACACCTGCAGCGTGGAAATCTTCTGTTCTGAGTGTTCTTTCCTGCGGAGCTGCAGGGGTATTCTTTTTGAGCAGTTTCCGGACACCAAGGAAGATCAGCAGTCCTCCGATCAGCCAGCAGACCAAGGCTACCGCAAAGCTGTCCGTAATTCCATAAAAGCCAGCCAGGATAAACAATCCGCTAATGATGAATAACCAAATCATGTGGAGTCCTTCTTTCTGATCCTTATTTGCTATATCCTTCCCGCTGCTTAATATATGCAGCGAATTTTTTTACCTCTTCATACATGGCATCGGTGATTTCATCAGCACCGCCGAAGAGTGCGAACTGAATATCTGCATCCGTAACCCTGCGCTCACCGGATTCGGTGGGCGCTTTTTCTGTTTCTTCGCCAGTCAGATAATCAAGAGAAACATCGAAGTAATCTGCAATCTTTTGCGCGGTTTCCAATTTTATGCTCTTGGCTCGGCCTTTTCTGAGTTCGGTCATAAAGCTGCGGCTCATACCCAGATCGGCACTCATTTGGGCGCCGGATATGCCGCGCTCTGCCAGGAGAGCATCAATTATCTCGTACATTTCAGCCATAAGTCGCACTCCATTTTGTACATAATTTACAAAGATACAAAACTTTGTAATTCTATACTTGACACGCACAAAAGTTTGTACTATTATGAGGTCACAAGATACAAATCATTGTGCAATTAAGTATGGTGACACTTACATGATAGTACAATAATTTGTACTTGTCAAGAATTTTGTACATGGAAGGAGGGTATTCATCAAAATGGCTGAATACACAGCCTTTGGTTTGGAGGTAAAGACGAAGCTGCTTGGCCCCCCGAACAGAACTCAGACATGGCTTGCAGAGCAGGTTAGTCAAGCAACTGGAATGTACGTTGATCCTGCATACATTTCAAGAATCCTCACCGGCCAGCGGAATGCCCCGAAGGTCGTTCAGGCAATCCGGGACATTCTCGGCATCTCGGCCGATTCCCAGCCTGAAAAGGGGATGAGGTGAGGGGAGTGGCTATGGATATGGGTGTTACCGGAACACTTTGTATTTTGATCGTTCTTGCGATCAATCTGGCGCTTCTGCGGAAACTGCAAGGAGGTACATTATGTCAAATCCTGCTTATGATTCTGTCCGGGCGCAGCTCTCCGGCGGCGGGGAGCTGGCGCTGGAAGCCATGGATGAATATCAGCTGGAGGAGATCGGTCGCAAGACATATAACTTCGTCCGCTCCGTTATGCGCAATCCGGAATTCCGGGCAATGATCCAGAAGCGTGCTGCTGAAATCGCCGCTGCGGAAGCGGCCGCAGCCTGCCTCTGAGCCGCGTGGCATAAACGCGGCATCCCACCGGGAGTTTTTCATCATCTTCTTTCTCTCCCGGCATAACTGAATAGCGCCCCGGAAGTAGTGCGCCGGGGCGCACCCACAATATGGGCGGAAGGTGTTTGCAGGAAAACACGCCCCAGGCACAGGGGAGATTGCCGGTTCAACTCCGGCTCCACCCTCCATGGCAGTTTGGTGTGCTGCCAAATGGGTTTCTCTTTCTTATCTGCCGGTTCGCCGGCGCCGCCGGGACTGGTCACCCCGGCGGTAATCCCCATTGGAGGTATCTATGACAAAAGCCGAAGTGATCAAGTCAATAGAGTACGATCTTGCCAAAGCGAAGGCAATGGCTGAAAAGCATACGGATTCCCGCGCGGAAGCATCGATTCCCGTGACGATGTATTACGAAGGCCAGATGCTGGGTCTGCAGCTTGCGCTGATCACGCTGCAGTATCTGGAGGATTGACAGACCAATGGCAGAAAGGAAAAAGCCCAATAGAACCCAACGGGTAATGATCAAACGCCGTGGTCTGGATCCGAAGAATTATGCGGTTTTGAGTGAGACCTATTCCAGTCTGTATCTGCTGGATCTGCGGTATAACAAAGTGAAAATTCTGTATAAGCGCAACTAGCTCCTAAGCCGTGTGGCTCAATACGGAACGGTCTATTGGAGAACCCGGCAGCCGTCGGGAATGTGCCGGTTCGATCCCGGCCTGTTCCACCATTTCAGAAAGAAGGTGATGCACATGGATCAGCACAGACCCGGTTACTACGCCATCATCCCGGCGGATGTCCGCTATGATGACCGAATTCCCGCTAACGCGAAGCTGCTTTACGGCGAGATTTCCGCGCTCATCGGGGCGGAGGGCTACTGCTTTGCGTCCAATCAGTACTTTGCGCAGATCTATGGGATGTCCAGTGATTCCATTACCCGGCTCTTCAAGGCACTGGAGGACAACGGGTACATAAAGCGGGAGCTTGAGAAGGACAAGTCGGGACAGGTTGTGCGGCGAAAAATCTATCTGAGTGTGTCCGTCCCTCAGATACAGCCACCCGACATTTTTACGGATACCCCCCTGCAAAATAATCGGGAGGGTACCTGCAAAAAAGACGGAGATACCATTACAAGTATTACCGTATTAAAAGAAAATAAAAAAGAAAAGCGCAGACAGCCAAAGCCGGAGCCTTTGACGGACGAACAGCTCCATGACGCGGTTGTTTCCGGGATCAAACGGATCGCCGATCCTTCCTGGACACCGGATGTCAAGAACGAGATCTACCGCCTGACCATGGCGCTGTATGATCCGGCACGGGTGGTGAAGAAAGCCCATCCTGTCCGCTCTCAGCTCAGTGTGGACGGAACCTTCCGGAAGCTGGCACAGGGTGGTAACGCTCGTGTAATGATCGATATGCTGAACAATGCCATTATCGGCGGCTGGCAGGGGGTGCAGGTACCCAGCAAAACCGGATATCAGAAACCACCTGCGGAAGAGAGGGAATACCGATGCGTATAACCGCTCAGGATTGGCTTCAGGCGCAGCACAGTGTTCTCGGCGCTGCTCTGATCGATGAAAAAGCTGCTGTCCGGATCCTGACGGAGACGGAGGAACGGGATTATACTGGCTCCTGCAAAACGGTGTTTCATGCCATGCGGTCGCTGTTCCTTCAGGGAAAACCGTTGGATCCGGTGACGGTGGGCGCCTGTCTGGGTGCGGATTACCGGGATTTTCTGGTTCAGCTGATGAATATCTGCCCCACCACCGCCAATGTAGATCACTACATTCAGCTCTGCCGGGAACAGGCGAGGATCCTGTCCGTTCAGGATATCGCCAATCAGCTTGCTCAGGCGGAAACAGTGGATCAGGTTCGGCAGCTTCTGGAACAGGCCAACGGGTGCATGATGTCCAAACAGAACCGCAGACCTGTCACCATGGCGGATGCCCTCGCTTCGTTCATGGAGCGGCATACCAGGGAAGCAACCTATCTTTCCTGGCCGATCCGGGAGTTTAACGATCACCTTTACTCGGAACCCGGGGATTTTATCATCTTCGGAGCGGAGCCCTCCGTGGGTAAGACCGCCTTTGCTCTGCAGTGCGCTTGGCATTGGGCGCAGGACATCAAGGTAGGATTCTTCTCCTTCGAGACAAGCGCGGCGAAACTCTTCGACCGGAAGATGGCATCCATTGCTGGACTCCATATGCAGGCGATCAAGAATAACAATCTCCGGCAGGAGGATTGGGATCGGATCTGTTCCACAACGCAGGAAATCACGTCCCGGAAGCTGGAATTGATTCCCGCATCCGGTATGAACGCGGCAGATATCCGGGCTAAGATTCTGGAGAACGGATACCAGCTGGTGGTAATTGATTACTTGCAGCTGATCTCTGCCCGGGGTGGAAACCGCTATGAACAGGTCACCAATATTTCCATTGACCTGCACAATATGGCGCAGAGTCTGGGTGTGACCATCGTGGCGCTGTCCCAGCTTTCCCGCTCCGAAGACGAGCGAACGCCGAAAAACTCCGATCTCCGGGAATCCGGTCAGCTGGAGCAGGACGCGGACATCATTATCATGTTGAAGCTGGAGAAGCAAACCGAGCCGGCAGGCCCCAGGAAAGTCTTTGTCACGAAGAACAAGGAGGGCGAGCTGTTTATGTCTTTGCTGGCCTTTGACGGAAAGCATCAGACCTTCAGCAAGCTGCAGCGCACCGGCGATACCGTTAGAAAGTACGTTGCCGAAGGGAAAAAGGCACGTCAGAAGAACCGGATGGAGGCACAGACAAGCGGACAGCTTGCGCTGCTTCCCAGTGACTACCCGGATCCGTTTTAATAAAAAAGAATCCCGCCAAAAGCTGGCGGGAACCAGAACTATGAATCAATCTTTTTGAGTACCATCGCACCTGCGGTTTGTTCTTTTCTGTTTGTAAAATAAGTGCCCTCAAGCAGTCCGGAATTTCTTACATAAAGAATAGCAGAACCATAATGCATATCGTCACTTGAGGAAGGCATTGGATGGGTTAAATAAGTAAAATAAAGAAACCAAGGCCCATCGGGAGTATGGCGATGTAGGGTTGCTGTAATAGATTCGTTGCATGTATTGTCGATTGTTTCAACAATGGAAATTGTAGAAAGAGTCTGCCTGATTACAATGATAGACTTATATAATGTTCCATTATCGTGTGTTGAAAGGCATTCTGAATCATAGACTCCAAATAATCTTGGAGTCTTATCAAATGGATTATATCGCCATAGAATTCTATCATAGAGAACAGCAGAAAGACCAGCAATGGTTGTAGCGTAGGATAGGGCATCAAAAGTTTTAACCTCCAATAGATCAAGAGAAATGAATGTTATAATTGCTAAACCTGAAAAGATTTTAATACTTTTCTTTAACATCTGTTTCATCTCCTAGCACAGTTTCTTAATTGATATTGTATATTATTTACTTTCTAAAGTAAATAGAAAAAACTTTTCCGATATGATGAAAGAAGGAGAGAACCATGACCAGAACCACAGCGATCCTCAACCTGAAAGGTGGCGTCGCGAAAACCACCACCGCCATCAATATGGCGGCCATCCTTGCCCGTGAGCATGGCGCCAAAGTGCTGCTGATCGATGGCGACAGCCAGTGCAACACCACGGAGTTTTTCCATGGTTGCCCTGATCACGGCAACTTGGCCCATATTTTGAGGAACAGTAAGTACTTTGATGATCCGGAAAAGCGGGCGCTGGAATTCATCCAGCAGACCCAGTATGAGAACATCGATCTGATTCCCGGTGATGAAACCCTGATGGATATGGATCTGAGCAAGGTGGAGCAGGGGACAGTCAGTTCCAATGTGCTGCGGTATCTGGTCAATGAAGTGCAGGAGCAGTACACCCATATTCTGATCGACTGTCCTCCAGCGTTTAACGCTGCCTCGGCTGCCGCTCTGATCGCCGCCGATGATGTGATCATCCCCATCAAACTGGACGCTTTCTCCCTGCGGGGTATGGGCAATCTGATGCGTCAGATCCGGAATATGCGCCAGATCAATCCCCGGCTGAAGGTGGCGGGACTGCTGCCCACCATGTGGTACCGGGATACTCAGATTCTGGAAGCGGAGAAGCAGCTGAAGGCTGCGGGGCTGAATGTGTTCCATCACATCCGCCGGTCGGACAAGGTGGACAGGATGACCTTCCAGCAGGATCCGCTGCTGATCTCCAGTCCCAACAGCGCCGCCGGCGTGGATTACCGGAAATTCGTTGCCGAGTATGTGGGAGGGAAATGATATGGCGTTCAATCTTGCGGATGTTCTGAAGGATGTGTCCAATTCGGGCACCGGCCGGGAGCAGATCGAGTATATCAGCCTGAGTCTGATCGACGAGGATCCCAATAATTTCTATCAGCTTTCCGATATCCCGCAGCTTGCAGACAACATTTCCCTCTGCGGACTGCAGCAGCCCATCCGGGTGCGGCAGCAGGAGAATGGGCGGTATACCATCGTTTCCGGACATCGCCGCCATGCTGCTCTGGAAATGCTGGTTGCCGATGGATATGAGAAGTGGCAGGAAGCACCCTGCATTGTGGAGCAGGACGAAGTCAGCCCCGCCTTGCGGCAGCTCCGGTTGATCTATGCCAATGCCAATACCCGGAAAATGTCTCCTGCGGAGGTCGATGAACAGGCAGCGCAGGTGGAGAAGCTGCTGTACCAGCTCAAGGAAGAGGGCTATGATTTCCCCGGACGGATGCGGGATCATGTGGCGGAGGCCGTTGGTCAGAGCAAGAGTAAGCTTGCCCGGCTGAAGGTGATCCGGGAGAATCTGGCAGTATGCTGGGTAGATGCCTACAGAGACAACCTGATCGGAGAATCCGTTGCGTATAATCTCTCCCAATTACCCAAATCCTGGCAGACTATCATTCACAAAGTTTGGGGTGATAAACCCAAAAGTCTGTATGCCGACACTGTTGCACGGGCAAAGGATAAGTTTCAGCGGGTTGCAAAGATCCAATGTAACCACGGGCTTGTTCTCTGCGAGCATACTGTGATCATGATGGAAAAGAACTGCAAGGATATGTATTGCGCTCCCTGCACCGGCTGCTGCTTCGACTGCACCATCTTGCAGACCTGCAAAAACTGCTGCCCGCAGGCTGCGGGTAAGAAAAAGGAAATGAAGGCAGCCGCCAAGGAAGCCCAGCGGGAAGCCGATCAGCGTCAGGCGGAGCGGGATCGCCCCGGAGCGGAGTTTGCCCGGCTGGTCTACCAGCGTGTCGGGGAAGCAAGACTGCAAAACGGTGTGTCCGTTAAGGAATTGATGGCTGCCCGGGGGATGTTCTACAGCGAGTCGGTGGATGATCCGAAGCAGACGAAAATGGAAAAAGGGGAGGGGAAATACAGTCCCAATACCCTTCTTCCGTTTGGATATAGCATGACAGCCTCGTCGTTGATGACGGTCGTGGCCGTAGCCGATGCCCTCCATTGCAGTGTGGATTACCTGCTGGGCAGAACAGACCGGATGGAACTTGTGCCCGATTCGGACACCGGCTGGAGAACCGGAACGCCGTGGAATATCGGTGAGTATGCGGTAATGATCCGGTGGTCAGCCGGCGGCAGGATCACGGTTGAGAAAATGAAGTGGGATGGAGAGCGTTGGAACCAGTTTGGAGAAGAAGTGGAGATCTTTGATGATACGGAGATCTTCGGCTGGATCGAACTGCCGGAGGTAGCTGTATGACAGATCTGCCTTATCAGGTGTATAACCCGCAGGGGGTGTGCATCATGCACGCTCCGGAAAGCTGCCGGTATCCCCGGCGCATCGAGCTGGATGTGTTGGAAGCCGGATACTCCATCCGGCTCCATGGAAAACGGATTACCAAAACAGATCTCCGAAAGGAGGTTAGAGGCAAGTGAAAGAATGGTGGATCTGGTTCGAGCGGATTGATACATTCGAAGAGGAAACGCTAATTGTACTTCCGACTTTCAGGAAAGTCCTGTTGTGGTTTCTCCTGAATGCATGGAAATGCACTCATATCGAAATCGTGATTCAATATGTAGGAGGTGCCAATGAATAAAAAACGGAAACGCAGCTTTGATGCCACTGATCACCCTGAGGATAAGGGCATATGAAGATCCTTTCCACGCTGCGGGCGGGCCGGGTCATCCGGCAGGCGATTTACTCTCCCAGAGAACCCAACCCCAATCAACGCCGCCGGGCAATCAGCATTTCCAAGGAGGATAAGCAGAGAGCCAATCTGAAAACCTCCTATGAAAAGCTGCTGATGCTGCTGTGCGCCAACTTTTCCCCCGGCGACTGGTGGGTTACGCTGACCTATGACGATGAGCATCTTCCCGCAACCCGGGAGGAATCCCAGCCCATGTGGAAGAAGTTCATGCGCTGGTTCCGGAAATACCGGAAAGCCAATCGGGAACCGCTGCAATATGTGTACTGTACCCAGCTCACCACCCGGGGCGGCGGTCAGCGGCTCCATCACCACATGATCCTGAAGTATGAGGATGACAGCGATGCGGAAATGATTCAGTCCCTCTGGAGCTTTGGCAGGATCACCCACGTCCGGAAGCTGAGGAGCTTTGAGGAGATTCTGGACAAAGCCCACTATATGTGCCGGGAACCGAGGGAACTGGGGGTTCATGTTCCCGGAGAACAGATGTGGACAGCCAGCCGGGGACTTGTTAGACCCCAATTTGAATATACCACCATCGACAATGATGCCGTGGATATTGCGGTTCCTATTGGCTGCACACAGCTGAGCGAGCCGGTTCAGTTACCCGGATACGGCGGCTACAAGACCATCATCTATTATGAAAATCCGTAAGAAATAAGAGGGGCTTCCTCTCTTATAGACTGGAGGGAGGTACTAACCTTTGAACACACGAGAACAAACTTTTTCTCACGGGATTGCCGGGCTTTCCCTCCAAGGAGGTGAGTGCCGATGACCTGGCGGGACGAAGCAGTCAGGAAACTAAAATCTTATCAGGCCAAGTGCGTTGCTCTGGAAAACCTGCCGGATGATATCCGGGAACAGGAGCAGTTTCTGAAAAATATCCGCTCCGCAGCTCCGGACAGCGTTTCCGTTAAAAGCGGCGGCGTGAGCCGGGACGACCGGATCCTGAACATCCTAACACTCCGGGAGGAATTAAGCGAAGCATACCGGCAGACCAAAGCCTGGGTCGAAAAAATGGAGCGGGCTCTTGCTGTGTTGGATTCCGAAGAATATGCGCTTCTGGATCGTTTTTACATTCATCCGGAAAAGAAGGCTGCTGACCGGCTGGCCGATGATCTGCAGGTGGACATCAAGACCGTTTACCGGCGAAAGGATAAGGCGCTTCGGAAGTTCACCGAAGCCAGATGCGGCGCTCTGGAAACCTGAGAATCAATGGGGTTGAAATATCCTGATTTCGCAGTATAATGATGACAATCAAACTGGCGGTCAGGGGAAAGCTCCCTGGCCGCTTTTGTAATATCGGGAGGCAGTGATGGCAGCAGCAAAACGAAACAGGCCGGATAAAGACGGCACCCACCGGGGTGCGGCGGACAAGAACAAAAAGAAGATCCTGCTGACCCAGACGGTCTGCGGCATCTGTGGCAAGCCGGTGGACAAGGAACTGCGGTATCCGCATCCGCTGTCACCCTGTGTTGACCACATTGTTCCGGTCGCCAAAGGCGGTCATCCCAGCGATATCAGCAATCTGCAGCTTGCCCACTGGACTTGCAACCGCCAGAAGTCGGACAAACTCTTGCGGCGGAACAGAAAGGCGGAAGAGGATGAAACCCTGTCTAATCGGATTCTTCCTCAGTCCTGTGACTGGACGGCATACCGTCCGAAGTAGGGGGTGGGGGACCCTCCCAGGGGTGATTCCGACCTTCCACAGTCGTACTGGGAATATTTCTCGCTGAGAAATCCACCCCAGAAAGACAGTGTACACCCACGAAAGAATCAACTATTAACATAGAAGCAAAAAAGTGAAGGAGGTGCCGCCGATGGCATTGAAAGGCAGGGAATACCTGCGAAACCATTTGGCATTGAAGCGGAACCGGGTTTTGCTCCGGTATAAATACTACGACATGAAGAACGGCATCAAGTATTTCCGTACCCTGATCCCGGCGGAATTCATGTGGATGGCGGAAACCCTGGGCTGGTGCGGCAAAGCGGTGGACTCTCTGGGTGACCGGCTTTCTTTCCGAGAATTCAAAAACGATAACTTCGATCTGAATACCATTTTTGCCATGAACAACGGCGACATCCTGCCGGACAGCGCCATGCTGTCAGCTCTGATCAGTTCCTGCTGCTTTGTCTACATCTCCGAAGACATTGACGGTTATCCCCGACTGCAGGTCATCGATGGTGCCAACGCCACGGGAGATCCGGATCCAATCACCGGAATGCTGAAAGAGGGCTATGCCGTTATCAGCCGGGATAAACACGGAAATGCGGAGCTGGAAGCCTACTTCCTGCCGGGCAGGACGGAATATTACCGGGGCAATCAATTGATCCGCACGGATACCAGTCACGCGCCGTTCCCGTTGCTGGTTCCCGTCATTTACCGTCCCGATGCCATGCGGCCTTTCGGCCACTCACGGATCAGCAGGGCGTGTATGAATCTGATGCAGGGCGCTCTGCGGACGCTGCTGCGGTCGGAAGTCAGTGCGGAGTTTTACTCCTTCCCTCAGAAGTACATCACTGGTCTTGCCCAGGATACGGAAGAGCTGGACAAATGGAAAGCCACCATTGCCAGCATCCTGACCTTTACCAAGGATGAGGACGGAGAATCCCCCAAGCTGGGTCAGTTTACCCAGCAGTCCATGTCTCCCTTTACCGAGCAGCTGCGCACCTTTGCTTCCCTGTTCGCCGGAGAGACGGGGTTGACGCTGGACGATCTGGGCTTTGTGGCAGACAACCCCTCCAGCGTGGAGGCAATCCGGGCGAGCCATGAAAACCTGCGGCTTGCGGCACGGAAAGCGCAGAAAACCTTTGGCAGCGGCTTCCTGAATGTGGGTTTTCTGGCAGCTTGCGTCCGGGATCAGTACGAATACCGCCGGCAGCAGTTCTATCAAACCAAAGCGGCCTGGGATCCTGTGTTCGAGCCGGATGCGGCCATGCTCTCGGGCATCGGCGACGGCATTGGCAAGATCAATCAGGCGGTTCCCGGATTCATTGGCCCCGGAACGCTGCAGGATTTGACGGGCATCGCGCCAGAGGCGTAAGGAGACGCTATGGAAGATATTGCCCCTCAGCTTTTGGAAAATCTGCGAATGCGGTTCTCTGATAAAATCTCCGTGAACCCCAAAATCCGGGCGCTGTACAAGCGCATTGAAGCAGGGAACGCCACCTATGCCGATGCGGAGGAATATGCGTATCTGATCGGACAGGCTCTGGCAGATGTGTTCCGGGAAAACCTTTCCTCAGCGGTGCTGCCGGATGGCAGGATGTATTTCAATATCGCCGACCGGGTGCTTCGCCCGCTGCTGGAAGAAGACCACGCAATCGTTTCCGAAGCCGCTGCCATGGTCCAGACGGCTCTGAATCAGAAAGCCAATATCGGCATCAAAGCCCAGACCGTGCCGGTGAACACTGACCGCATCGATGGTATCGTAACCAAGGTGTCCGATTCGGACACATTCGACACGGTGTCCTGGGTGCTGGACGAGCCGGTGAAGAATTTCTCTATGAATGTGGTGGACGAAACCCTCCGGGCAAATGTGAATTTTCAGGGGCGGTCAGGACTGACTCCCAAGGTCATCCGCAGGGCGGAACGGAAGTGTTGTGAGTGGTGCTCCAATTTGGAGGGCGTTTATGACTATCCAGATGTACCGAATGAGGTTTATCAGCGCCATGAGCGGTGCCGCTGCACGGTAGAGTATGATCCAGCTGATGGGAAGCGAAAACGTCAAAATGTTCACACAAAAAAGTGGACGGACGAAGCCGGATATGATATTCTTGAGACAAGAAAAAGTGTAGGAATCCAGAGTTTGGCTGTGGATCTAAGTAAGCATCCCGGAAGGCTTGCTTCCTATACTCCTGCACAGCTGTTTGCAGAGTTCTCAAAGGAGGGTTCGGAAATCAGTCCTTTGATGCGGGGATCTTTGAAGGGTATCTCCTTTGCAGATGGCGGTGGTTTTAAGATCAATTTCGAAGATGGCGGCTTGTTTCAGTATCATCCAGAAAACCGAAGCCACCACGGCGGTGCATATTACAAGATATCAACAGGAAAAGGAGGAACGAAACGGTATGGACTGGATGGAATCGAAATTAAAGATTAGAGCCAGAGCGGATGCTCTGAATGCCCGTTTCTCGGAGCGGTTTAAGACGATCCAGGTCGGCGCACGCGCGTTCTTTCTTGGCCCGGACGGTGCAAGCTTGTTTGCCATTGATTACCTTGGACCCTATGGCGCCCTGGTAATCGAATATGCCGAGGATTATGACGATGCCCTTGCTAATCGGCTGGAGGATGGAGATCTGTTCTATCTGGATGAACTGGATGAGGAGTCCATGTTTCAGGCTATGCTCCGGGAAATTGAAGAATAAATCAAAGCACGGTGCATTGCATCGTGCTTTTTCTATGCCCAAAGGAGGGAATACATGGCTGAAATTCGCAAGGGCCGCCAGACCCCTACCAAGTCCATCATCCTGCCCTACACCGAAACGAAGGGGCAGGAAGCAATTGAAACCTACAACAGCTCCGGCCGTACCGCACAGGAATGGCAGGAGCTGTTGGTTTATGACATCATGGCTGTTAATGCTGATGGCCTGTGGGTGCATACCAAGTTCGGTGAGTGCGTTCCCCGGCGAAACGGTAAAAACGAAGTCGTGGTAATCCGGGAATTCTGGGGGCTGGAAGCAGGAGAGCATATCCTGCACACTGCCCACCGAACCACCACAAGTACAGCTGCTTCCCGGCGTCTGGTGGAGCGTCTGGTCGGTGCTGGTTATGAGGAAGTGGAACGCACCAAGCGGGGCGTGAAATATGATAAACACTTTACCTACGCCAAGCAGAAAGGTCTGGAGCGGATCGTTCTGCTGGGGGAGAACGGTGGAACCATAGATTTCCGCACCCGATCGTCCTCTGGCGGTTTGGGCGAAGGCTTCGACCTTTTGGTGGTTGACGAAGCCCAGGAATACACCGACGCACAGGCCACAGCTCTGAAATATGTGGTATCTGACAGCCGGAATCCCCAGACCATTTACTGCGGCACACCGCCCACGGTGGTGTCTGCCGGCACGGTATTTCTGAATCTGCGCAACGCAGCATTGCGGGGCGAGACGGAAAACACTGGCTGGGCGGAGTGGTCTGTGGACGAAATGACGGATCCCCGGGACAAGGAAGCCTGGTATGAAACCAACCCGTCCCTCGGCACCATTTTGACGGAGCGTGCGATTCAGGACGAAATCGGCGAGGATGAGATCGATTTCAACATCCAGCGTTTGGGCCTGTTCCTGCGGTACAACCAGAAATCTGCCATCAGCAAGCGGGAATGGAACGATCTGCAGGTAAGAACGTTGCCGAAGCTGGTTGGACGGTTGTTTGTGGGCATCAAGTATGGCCATGATGGCGATCTGGTTGCGGTTTCCATCGCCGCCAAAACGGAAGACAGCAGGATCTTTGTGGAAGGCATCGACTGCCGCACCCAGCGGGCAGGCAGTGGCTGGATCCTGGATTTTCTGGCAAAAGCATCCGTTGAAAAAACAGTGGTGGACGGTGCCAGCGGTCAGGAGTTGCTGGCAGCTGACATGAAAAAGCGGAGAATCAAAGCGCCGGCTCTGCCCACAGTAAAGGATGTAATCATGGCCAACTCCGCGTTTTATCAGGCGGTGAACCTGAAACAGCTTTGCCACATGGGACAGCCCTCCATGGTGCAGATCGTCAGCAACTGCGAAAAGCGGGCGATTGGCAGCAACGGTGGCTATGGTTTTAAGTCCATTTTGGACGGCGCCAGCATTGAGCTGATGGACAGCATGATTCTGGCATACTGGAAGTGCGCAACGGCCAAGGAGCGTACCAAACAAAAAGTAGGATACTGACCGGATATTCCGGTGGTAAATAAATTATCAGGAGGCAACAATGGAATTTACTCCCATCAACACCCAGGAGGAATTCGACGCCCGTGTCCGGGAGGTACACGGCGACGTTGCAAACCTTCAGGGTCAGATCACAACCCTTACCGGTGAGCGGGATGCTCACGCGGCTACCATTGCCCAGCTTCAGGGGCAGATCAAGGGTTATGAGAACGATGCGCTGAAGCGGAAAATTGCCGGCGAAAAGGGCATCCCTCTGGAATTTGCATCCCGTCTGACAGGTGAAACCGAGGCGGACATCAAGAAGGATGCCGACACAATGGCAGGAAACCTTCGGGCGTTTAAGGGTGCAGCGCCCCTTGCAGAACCCCATGCATCCGCAGAATCCACCAACAGATCCCGCATCAGAGCGATGCTGGGCAAAATGAAAGGAGAATAATCAATTATGCCCGAAGTACTGAATATGAGCGAACTGTTCGATCCTGAGTTGGTCGAAGACCTGTTTAATCAGGTAAGAGGCAAGTCCTCTCTGGCTGTCCTGTGTAAGAAGACTCCCGTTGCCTTTGCAGGCAATAAGGTGTTTGTTTTCTCTATGGACAATGAAGTTGCCCTTGTTGCTGAAGGAGAAGCCCGTGGTCATGGCGGCATTACGGTCGCGCCTGTCAAGATGGTGCCTCTGGAAATCGAGTACGGTGCCCGTGTATCCGCCCGGTTTATGACCGCGTCCGAGGAAGAGCAGATCGATATTCTGGAAGCATTCAACGAGGGTTTCTCCGCTAAGCTGGCACGCGGTATCGATATCATGGCATTCCATGGTGTCAATCCCCGCACCGGTGAGGTTTCCCCTCTGATCACCTACTACTTCGACAAGATCGATCAGACCGTTGCCTACAATGCCGCCGCTCCCGATGACTGCGTGGACGATGCCATCCAGCTGGTGGGTGACTTCGACATCACCGGCATCGCAATGGCAAAGGCCTTCGGATCCGCCATGGGCAAGCTGCAGAACGACAACGGTTCTAAGCGTTATCCCGAGCTGGCCTGGGGCGGCAATCCCAAGGAAGTCAACGGCATTCCTTCCAGCGTCAACAGCACGGTTTCCTTTGGTGATTCCAAGGATATGGCGATCGTGGGCGATTTCGCCAACTGCGTCAAGTGGGGCTATGCCAAGGAAGTGAAGTTGGAGATCATCCCCTACGGTGATCCCGACAACACCGGCAAGGATCTGGCCGGCCATGGTCAGGTATACCTGCGTGCAACTGCCTTTGTTGGCTGGGGTATTCTGGTGGAAGATGCCTTTGCCCGTGTTGTACAGGAGGCGTAATCTATGAGCTATCAGTACCGCAATAAGAAGACCGGTGAGGTAATCACTACATCCAATAAGATCGCTGGTAAGAACTGGGAGCCTGTCGTGGAGGAAATGCTGTATTCCGCTGAGAATATGGAGGAACCCTTTGAGGATGTTTTTGCGGATGAATCCACTGCGGAAGCCGGCGAGGCCGTTTGCGTGGAGGAGGCTCCTGCGGCGAAGCCCAAGACCTCCCGCAAGGGTAAGAAGTAATGGCAGCCTTCGCTACGGTAGATGACCTGACGACGCTGTGGCGGCCAATGACGGCAGAAGAGCAGCTTCGGGCAGCAGCCCTCCTTGAGCTGGTTTCTTCGTCTCTGCAGGCGGAGGCGGACAGGGTAGGGAAGGATCTGGATGCTATGGTGGCATCCAGCGCGCACCTTGCTGCCGTTGCGAAATCCGTTACCGTTGATGTGGTCGCCCGGACGCTGATGACATCCACCGATCAGGAGCCGGTCACCCAGTTTTCCCAGACCGCCGGACCCTATACTGCGTCGGGTACCTATCTGGTTCCCGGCGGCGGTATCTTCATCAAGCGAAGTGAACTTGCCCGTCTGGGGCTGAGGCGGCAGCGGTATGGAGGGCTGGATATCTATGGCATACACGATTAAAGGCGAAAAAGTCGTCCTGTATGAAACCATTCAGACCGGAGTGAATGCCCTGAACGCTCCCATTTATACGGAAACCCCGGTGACGGTGGAAAACGTTCTGATCTGTCCGGTCAGCACGGAGGACATCGTCTCCGGGCTGCAGCTCTACGGCAAACACGCCGTTTATGAGCTGTGCATTCCCAAAGGGGACTCCCATAATTGGGAGGATAAGCGCGTGGAGTTTTTCGGTCAGTCCTGGCATACCTTCGGATTTCCCCAGCGGTGGACGGAAGCAAATCTTCCTCTGGGCTGGAACCTGAAAGTGAAGGTGGAGCGGTATGGCTAGTGTAGAAATCGAGCTGGATTCCGCAGGAATCCGGGAACTGCTGAAATCTGCCGAAATCGCAAGCGTCTGTGAATCCCAGGCAGCCCGGCTCACCCGGGCAACCGGTATGGAATATGTGCCGGATGTATATGTGGGTCGCACCCGTGTCAATGCCGCGGCAAACACCGGGAGGGACGAAGAATGATCGAAATAACCATCAAAGAATTTGTGGAGCAGAGGATCTCTGCTCCACTTTTTTTCGAATATCCGAAGGAAGCACCGGGGCGCTTTGTGATCCTCAAAATGCAGACCGACCCAAGGGAGGAATTTCTGGAATCCGCCATTCTGGTGGCGGATTCCTACGCGCCCTCCCTGCTGGAAGCGATGCGGCTGAATGAGGAAGTAAAAAACGCTCTTGACGCTCTGAGCGAGCTGGATTGTATTGCCGGTTCCCATCGGGGCGGAGATTATCCCTTCCCGGATACGGCGAACAAGCGCCGCCGGTATCAGGCGGTGCAGAATATTACTCATTACTGAAAGGAGATATACCATGGCAACTGCAACAAACAATGCTGCCAATGTTACTGCCGGCAAGCCCAAAATCGGCGGCGCAATCTTTTGCGCGCCTCTGGGAACGACGCTTCCCACCGATACCACAGCCCAGCTGGCAGAAGCCTTTATGAATCTGGGCTATGCCGGAAAGGATGGAGTGGTCAATGCCAACAGTCCCGAAACGGAGAAAGCCACAGCGTGGGGCGGCGATGTGGTGATGAATTTCCAGACCGGCAGACCCGATACCTTCAAATTCACACTGCTCGAAAGCATGAACGTCAACGTCCTCAAGGTGATTTATGGTGATAAGAACGTCACCGGCACCCTGAAGGAGGGAATTACGATTCAGGTGAACGCGGAGGACGGTGTATACCATTGCTGGGTCATCGACATGATCCTGAAAGGTGGCGCGGCAAAGCGGATTGTGATCCCCAACGCCTGCATTACGGAACTGGGCGAGATCAGCTATGTGGACAACAAGGAAGTGGGCTATTCTATCACCCTTTCCGCACTGCCGGATGAAAAGGGTCAGTTCCACTACGAATACATCAAGGCTGCTGCATAAGGAGGGTCTGCTATGATTCAGGGAAAAACCAAATCCGGCTTTGCGTATGCGCTGGATAAGGACGTCATGAACAACATGGAATTGGTGGATGCTCTGGCAGAAATGCAGGAGGAAAATCCGCTGTCTGTTTCCCGGGTGCTGAATCTGATCCTGGACAAGAATCAGAAACAGCGGCTCTATAACCATGTACGAACCGAGTCCGGGCGGGTGCCGATGGAGAAGATCACCGAGGAACTGGGAGAGATTTTCTCCGCGTTTGGGCAGCAGGGAAAAAAATCCTGACCCTCGCCGGAATGATCGCCGCCGATCGGGACGCACTGATCTGCGATTTGGCGGAAACCTACGGGATACTGGATATACGGGGGGTACCGGCGACACTGCTGGCGACCCTCGCTTCCGGTCTGAGGGAAAATTCCCGTATCAAAATGCGCCTGTCCGGTGAGAAACTACCAAAGCATATTCTGCTCCTGGCAGCGGCAGTGGACAGGCTTTCCATTCTGGTCTGGCAGCAGACCCAGAATGGTCAGGAGGGGATCAATCCTCCAAAATCCATTGTGGATGCCTTGCTGGGTGGTGCAACCGATGAAACCGATCTGGAGGTATTTGATACCCCGGAGGACTACGAAACCGAATGGAAGAAACTGACGGGGGTGGAGCACCATGTCTAGTATCGCAAAAGCATATGTGCAGGTGATCCCCTCTGCGGAAGGCATTAAAGGAAAGCTTACCTCCATCATGGAGAAGGAAATGCCTTCCGGCGGAAAAAGTGCCGGCAGTCTGTTTGGTTCCAGCCTGATCGGACAGATCAAGGGCATGATCTCCACTGCCGCCATCGGTAAGGTTCTGACGGATACCATCATGGCAGGCGCGAATCTGCAGCAAAGTCTGGGCGGCGTGGAAACGCTGTTCAAGGAAAACGCCCAGACAGTCATTGACAACGCCAACAATGCTTACCGGACTGCTGGTCTGTCCGCCAATTCCTACATGGAACAGGTGACCAGCTTTTCCGCGTCATTGCTGCAGAGTCTGAGCGGCGATACCGCCAAGGCAGCAACTGTGGCGGATATGGCGCTGACGGATATGTCCGACAATGCCAACAAATTCGGTACCGACATGGAGCGGATCACCGATGCCTATCAGGGTTTTGCCAAGGGCAACTATACCATGCTGGATAACCTGAAGCTGGGCTACGGCGGCACCAAAACCGAAATGGAACGACTGCTTGCCGATGCCCAGAAGCTCACCGGCGTGAAGTATGACATCAACAATCTTTCCGATGTGTATAGCGCCATCCACGCCATTCAGGGTCAGCTCGGTGTTACCGGCACCACAGCGGCGGAGGCATCCAAAACCATATCCGGTTCCTTCAATGCCATGAAGAGCGCCTTCACCAATGTTCTGGGAAATCTGGCGCTGGGTAATGCTATAGGGCCGTCCCTGAATGCCCTGGCACAGACCACGGCGACCTTTCTGACCGGCAATCTGATCCCTATGGTCTGGAATATTGTCACCGCACTGCCCGGCACTTTGGTGACCTTCCTTGACGCACTGATTCCCGGTGGTATGCAGCAGCTGGCATCCACAGTGGTGGTGAAGCTGAGCGCTTTCCTGCGGGGTGGGTTCCCCACACTGCTGTCCAACGGTGTTCAGATGATCACCCAGATGACAATGGGCTTCCTGAACGGAATCCCGGAATTTCTGGGGCAGGCGGGATATCTGCTGAATATGCTCCTTTCGGCTATTCTGTCCCAGCTTCCCGGGCTGCTGTCCAGCGGTGCGACTCTGGTCATCACTTTGGCAAAGGGACTGCTTTCTTCAGCGCCCCAGATCATTACTTCCGGTGTTTCACTGATCGGCTCTCTGCTGTCCACCTTTGCAGAGCACCTGCCGGATTTTCTGGCGCAAGGTATCTCCATGATCGGTCAGCTGATCGCCGGTACTATTTCCATGATCCCGGATATCATCCAATCCGGTAAAGACATTGCCAGTGATTTGCGTGACACCATCGTGGAAACCGACTGGCTGCAGTTGGGTAAAGACATCATCGAAGGTATTGTTACCGGTCTGTGGAATGCGGCAACCTCCCTGTACAATGCGGTTAAGGAGATTATCAAGAATGCACTGAAGTCCGGTCAGAACGCGGCGGAAACCGGTTCTCCATCCCGTCTGTTCCGTCGGGAGCTGGGTCAGCATCTGCCCACAGGCGCCGCTCTGGGCGTCCGGGACAACGCCCATTTCCTGGAAGACGCCATGACGGAAACCGTGGATGATACGGCGTCTGCCTTCCGGAGCCGGCTGCGCACCAGCAACCTCTCCACAGGCAAGACGGCGGCAGTCCCTGCCGGACGCTCTGTGGTGATCCATCAGTACATTTACAGTGAAGCCAAAACCGCTGCGGAGCTGATGAGCGAAGCCCGGTATCAGGCAGAAAAGGCGGTGCTTTTGGGTGTATGAAGTAATCTTTGAGAATGACAACGGAAAGGTTTTCACCTTTGGCCCCTCCGGCTCCAACTGGTTCGGCATCAACATGGCAGACGGTATGGAAGTGACCCTGGGCAAGTCCCAGGGATTTTCTCAGATGGGCGAGACGGTGGAAACCCAATCTGTGGCGGGGCGCACTCTGAATGTCACCGGGCAGTTCTACGGCGATGTGGTATCCCACAAGAATCGTCTGCGGAATGTCTGCCCGCCCCTTTCCTCCGGGCGGCTGATCTTTCAGAAGACCCACTATATCCGGGTATTTGTGAAGGCGGCGCCCAGCTTTTCTCCGATTCGAAATAACGGAAAGTTTACCATGCAGTTTTTTGCCCCGTTTCCTTTTTTCTCTTCCTTTGAGGAAAAGCACTATCTGATCGGCGGTGTGATTCCGGGCTTCCGATTCCCGGTGAATTATGTCAGACCCCACCGGTTCGGTACCCGGGCAATGGAAAAATACACCAATGTGATCAATCCCGGGGATGTGGCAGTGCCATTTACACTGGTGCTGCGCAGCGAGGGCGTCAGCACCAATCCAACAGTATCAAACCTGACCACATTCTCCTTCCTGAAACTTAACGGAACCATAAATGCCGGTGAGTTTGTGACGATCTACCGGGACAACGGAAATGTCCTTCGGGTGGAGCTGACTTCCGGCAATGTGGTGACGGATGTCATGTCCTGGCTGGATGATGAATCCACACTTGTGGAGCTTACCTCCGGTGACAACTTGATTTCCGCAACGGATGACCAGAATGGTGCGGGTCTGGTGGTCAGTTTCCGTTTTCATCCCGCGGTGGTGGCGCTTTATGAAACTTAATCTTTACGATGCCGATCTGGAACGGATTGCAATTCTGGAAGCCAGATATGTCTCCTGTATGTGGTCAGAGGGCTACAACACCACCCAGCCATTTACCATGGAGCTGCAGGAAACAGCCGAATATAAGAAGAAGGTCAAACCCGACTGTTATGTGGGCCGGGATGACCGGAAGACCCTGATGATCATCAAAACCGTCAAAAGCAAGAACGGCAGAATCGTGGCAAGCGGCAAGCAGGCTGCCCGGTGTCTGGGAGATGTGTGCTTCGAGGGAACTCTGCCGGCAGGCGGCAAGCTCACCCAGTCCATCCGCACCGCCTATTCCGGCAGCTTCGGCTACCGGAATTTTTCTGTTTCGGATGATGACCTGGAAGTGACCTATGACCATCAGATCAGCAACAAGGACATACAACTGTTGTGTGAAACCATGTGTCAGAAAACCGATACCGGATTCCGGGTGGTACGCAGGGATAAGGTTCCAATGCTGGAATTCTACCGGCCGGAAGCGGATCCGAACCGGATTCTTTCCGTTGTGCTGGGAAATATGCGCGTGGATGAAATTACCCTCTCCACCGAGAACAAGAAAAACCATGCCATCGTTCTGGGAGAGGGGGAAGGAGAAGGGCGTTTCCGGATCCATGTAGACTTGAGCGCAGGGGAGCAGAGGCGCTCCATGTTTGTGGATGCCCGGGATATCACCCGGGAGGAAGGGGAGTCTGACGAAGCCTACAGCGCCCGACTCGCCGCCCGGGGCATCGAGGAACTGCTTACCCGTCAGGGAACATGGGAATGCGCCCTGACGCCTCTGGGGCAGGAATTCGGAACCCGGTATGATCTGGGGGATATCGTCACAGTGCTGCTCCAGGACTATGACATTAAGTTGCAAGCCCGGATCCAGCGGTTCACCCAGCAGTCTCAAAATAACCGAATCGACACGATTGTGGAAGTCGGTAACATTACCATAACGAGGTGATTGAAATGCCCTTAATGACCTATCCCTTAAATAACATTGATTATGTGGCGGAGGATGCCGGTTTGTTCCACTGCACCCGGACAAGCGGCGTCTATGCCGGAGATGATTTTTCCCGCATCCTGACCGGTACTGACAATACCATTACCCTGAGCGTTGGTCTGGCATGGCTGCGGATCAGCAGATTTTTCGGCGTTGTCTGTGCAATGAAGGAAGAGCTTTCTCTGGATCTGGGCATCCCGGATACTACTTATCCCAGAATTGATACCATTGTGCTGCAGTATGACGCCAACAAAAACGGCACCGATGTTGTAGTGAAGCAGGGAGTTCCCGCAAGCAGCCCTCAGCCTCCTGTCAGATCCACCACGGAAGCGCTGTATGAGTTGCACCTGTACCATGTTCGCCGGGAACCCGGCGCTTCTTCCATTACTGCTGCCAATGTAACGGATCTGCGGCTGAATGAAAAGTACTGCGGTTTGATGGCCGATTCCGTGACCCGGGTGGATACTGCGGCCATCAACACACAGATCATGGCGCTGATTGGACAGCTTCAGGAGGAACTGACTGCTGTCAGGGCAGGAACCGCTTTTGTCCTGAAGAGCGGCGACCGAATGACCGGAAATCTGGAAGTTCCGACTCCCACAGAATCCGGCCATGCCGCCAATAAAGGATACGTGGATACCAGGGAAATCCATGTTGTACTGTCGGCTTCCGGATGGTCAGACGCGGCGCCATATGAGCAGTCTGTACAGGTGAACGACCTGACAGACGCACGGCGTGTCGCTGTTTATCCCTTGTGGCCGGAGGATCCGGATGAGGAAGCTGCGCTGCAGGAGGAAACCGCAAAGGTAAGCTCCTGCCGGCGTTCCGGCAGTACAGTGACTTTCCGGTGTCTGGAGGATAAGCCGGTGCTGGATATCCCTGTGGTTGTGGAGGTGTCTGTATGAGCAGTATTGTTCCTCTTAAGGGCTTTGGCAGCGGCGGTGTGGCGCTGAATTTCAAGGTTGTGGACGGCACTGCCCAGCCCGCAAATCCGAAGGAAAACACCATCTGGGTCATTACTTCCGAAAAAATGACCGGCTGGGTATTCTCGGCCACGGAGCCGGAAGCGCCTGCGGAGGGCATGGTCTGGATCGCTACGGGCGTAGCCAGCCCTGTGGCGTTTAACGCGCTGAAAAGGCAGGGGATGATGATCTATCCTCTGCTGGCAAAGCAGTATTTTGGCGGCATCTGGGAGCCTATAACCGCGCAGAGCTTCCAGAACGGGGTGTGGCGGGACTGGCTGGTGTACGCATTTTTCGAGGGCGATCTTTGCGAGGACATCACCGGCGGCTGGATTCCGGTGCAGCGCAGTGTGGAGATCAATCCGGTATTGCCCACCATGACCATTAAGGACGGTAAGATGACCGTGAGCGCCTACAAAGCCAGCGCCGCCAACTATTTTGGCGGAACGGTGCAGACCAATAACAAGATCGATATGACACCGTACTCCGCAGTTGTCTTCCATGTCACGGACTTTGCCTGTGATGCCGGAAGCGGAACCCCTCATTTTGTCATCGGTGTTACAGGCGATGCGGAAAAGGCGAAATACACCATGGATGCTTACGCTGAGATCACATCGAATGGATATGTCACTGTGGATGTATCCGGGTTAGATATATCCTGCGTCATTGCGATCAATCCCAGATCCCCGGGCCTGGCAGGATCAACAGCCTACATAACGGTGGATCAGATCCATTTTGTGAGGTGAGCGTATGACGATCACACAAGGAGACACTTACCCCATCTACATTGACCTGTTTCAGGATGACCAGACCCTGACGCCGGATCTGATTAAGGATCTGGAGATCTGCATCGGAAAAACTGTCCACAAGAGCCATTTGCGGGGAGAAATCCAGTTTGACGCTCAGACGCAGCGATGGTGGATATGGCCGACGAAGGACGAAACGCTTGCGTTGCCGGTTGGCCGTATAACGGCACACGCTCATGTTATCTATCCGGATGGCTGCGATTATACATGCAATCTGGGAGTAATTGACGTAACAGTTGGGTGTTGCAGGGGGAAGCGATAATGGCACTTGCAGGCAATATCAGCACCAAGCCGCCGTCCCTGCAGGGGAATGTCGGTACAACGCAGCGGCAGATTGCCGGCAATCTGCCGGGAAGTCTGATTTTCGGAGTCAACGGCGCAACATTTTATCCCCATGTGTCGGAGGATGGCTGGCTCAGCTGGACCAATGACCGGAATCTTCCCAACCCGGAGCCGGTGCGGATCACGGGTACAGTGGACGAAGAGACTGTG